ACGCATCCCGCATCGCGTTCTAGGTCGCGTGTTGACCGGAAATGGACGGATGTTTACCGGAAACCACCGGAAACCACCGGAATGCCACGCAATGCCACGCTCATGCCACGCATGACCCACGCAAACCCACGCATGACCCACGCACCGCGTCGTTGTCCGGGATTATTCCAAAACGCTTGACATCGCTGCCGCGTTCCTCGCAAATTCGCGCGTGGCATTCTGGTCGCGCATCTTCAAGCGGGCAACTCCCAACATCAGCTGGGAGACTCCCCTCAACTACGTCGCCAGCTCGATAGTTGGGCTCCCGGCGGTCCAGCGTTGCATCAACCAGATCGCGTCGGACCTCGCGCGCGTTCCCGTCCATGTCCACGACCGGCAGGGGAACCCGGTCGAAGGATCCACCGTCGAGGAGCTGCTGACCGGGAACGCGTGGGGCGACGCGCTCACGGGAACGGACCTCCGTCGGTGGATGGTGGCCGAAGCGCTCACCACGGGGAACGCGTTCGCAATCATCGAGATCGACAACCAAGGGAACCCGATCTCGCTGCAGCCGATCTCGACGGGCGACGTGTCGATGCAGGAGGAGACCAACGGGACGCTCCGCTGGGAGTACAAGGGCGTCCCGTTCGACTACGGCATGGTGCTGCACTGGAAGGCGCTGCCGACCGCCGGCAACCCCTACTGGGGCACCTCGCCGCTCTCGGCCGCGTCCACGAGCCTCGCCGCCCTGGCGTACCTCGAGACCGTGTTCTACGCGTCGGCGCCCACCGGGCTGGTGGGCAAGGTTGCATTCAGCCACCCAGGCGCCCTGCAGCCGGCCGTGCGCGACGCGATGCGGACGGCGTACATGACCCAGCACGGCGCCGCCGCGAACAGCGCCACGCCGATCTTCGTGGGCGAGGGGATGAAGGTCGAGCAGCTCGCGCAGTCCATGGCGAAGGACGTGGCTGCCGCCCGCGCCGCAGGGGTCAAGGAGGTCGCGGCGCTGTTCGGCGTCCCGGCCGCCATGCTCGACATGAGCGACGCGCGGACGCAGCCCGAGATCGCGCAGCTGTACAGCAACGCGCTCTCGGCGTGGTCCGCCAACTGGGCCGCCGAGCTCACCTCAAAGCTCGCGGCGCCCGGCACGGCGGTCTCGTTCGATTTCAGCCCGATCACCCAGGGCGACTTCCGAACCGCCGGCCGAGCGTATGCACAGCTCCTCCAGGTGGGCGCGCTCGCGCCCAACGACGTGCGGAAGCGCATGGGCTTCGCGCCGTGGCCGGGCCTGGACGAGCCGAAGCCGGTGATCAGCGGCGTGACGCCGCAGCAGGACGCCCAGCAGGAGGAGCAGCCCGATGCGTGAGATCCGCGCGCAGCTGACGGGTTCCGACGGCGGCAAGGTCAAGGGCTACGCCGCCGTGTTCAACACGTGGAGCCTGCCGATCTCCGAGCGCGGGCGCACGTTCCGCGAGAAGATCGCGCCCGGCGCCCTGAAGCCGGAGGGGAACGTGTCCCTCTGGTGGATGCACGACCACACCGACCCGCTCGCCAACACGCGCAGCGGGACGCTCACCATCACCGAGGACGAGAAGGGGATCGCGTTCGAGGCAGACCTCGGCACGACCCAGCGCGCGGACGAGATCCGCGACCTCGTCAAGCGCGGGGTGGTGAGCCAGATGAGCATTGGCTTCGTTGTCGAGGCCGACACGTGGGAGGGTGCGTCCTCCCGAACGGTCACCCGTGCGCGTCTGCACGAGGTGTCGCTGGTTGAGAACGCCGCATACGGGGCCGCGACCTTCGCGGAGGTCCGCGGCAAGAAGGAGCACAGCATGAGTCTCAAGGAAAACCGTGCGCGCGTTGCCGAGCTTCGCGCCGAGTACGACGCCGCCACCGAGGATCGCCAGCTCGAGATCCTCTCCGAGATCGAGCCGCTCGAGGCCGCGATCCGCAGCGCCAAGGAGCAGTTCGAGACCTCGGTCCGCGCAAAGGTCACGAACACCATCCCGCAGTCCGGCAGCCTCCGCATCAGCAAGCCCGAGGTGGACGAGTTCCGCGCCTGGGCCCGCGGCGGCTTCCGCGAGAACCGCGCGATCGGCCTGAACATCACCGGCGGCGCGGCCAACATGGGCGCCAACGCGACCATGCCGCAGCTGTCCGGCGAGTTCATCAAGGCGCTCGACCAGGAGTCGGTGATGCGCCAGCTCGCCACGGTCGAGGTGCGCGGCACCGACACCGACGTGTCGGTCATCAACGCGCGCATGACGGCCAGCCTCATCAACGAGGGCGCCGCCTACAGCGACCAGGACTTCACCACCACGAAGGTGCAGTTCACCTCGTACAAGTCGGGCGTCCGCACCGACGTGACCGAGGAGGCGCTGCAGGACACGGCGTGGGACGTGGCGCAGAACATCGTGCAGGAGCACGGACGCGCGCACGGCCGCCTGTGGGAGAACTACTTCGCCACCGGCACCGGCTCGGGCCAGCCCCGCGGCATCTTCCACAGCGGCGCGGGCTACACGGGCGTGAACTACACGGCCGCGGCTGCGCCGACCATCGAGAAGGTGATCGACCTGTACTACTCCCTGAACCCGGCCTACCTCCCGGGCGCCGCCTGGCTGATGAACCAGGCGCTGTGGGGCGTGATCGTCAAGTCGGGCGTGGCGAACAACAAGCTCATCCTGAACGGCGAGAACGCCAACATCCTCAAGGACGGCGCGGTCGCCCTGTTCATGGGCAAGCCGGTCTACCTGTCCGAGTACGCGCCTAGCTTCTCCTCGGGAACCGAGAAGGTGCTGATCTTCTACGGCGACCTGAAGAAGGGCTACCGCATCGTCGACCGCACCCAGGCGACGTTCCGCGTCAACCCCTACATCCGTTCGCTGAACGGTGAGGTTCGTTTCGAGAGCGCCATGCGCTCGGACGCCAAGATCCTCGACACCTACGCTGGCGGCGTGATCATCGCCGGTGCGGCCTGACATTACTTGACCCCGGGCTGGTAGGGGGGAAACCCCCTACCGGCCTTTCCCATGCCAGCACTCACGACTAGCGACGTCAAGACGCACCTGCGCGTGTTCCACGCCCAGGACGATTCGTACATCGGCACCATCCTGCTCCCGGCGGCCCGCGAGACCGTCGAACGGACTACCGGGCTAGCTGTCCAGGCGCTTGAGCGCAGCTACGAGGTGTCAGAGGAAGGCGACGTGTGGGTAGTGCTGCCCATTCAGCCAGTGAACCTGAACGGCGTTTTCTCGCTCGTCTACACAGATGACGATGCCGTGGTGCAGACCGAAACGCCGGAAAAGCACTGGGACGGCGAGCGCTTGGCTGTCCTGGTGCCCGAGGAATACAACCGGCCCGTCACGATCAACTGGGCAACGGTAGTCGGCGACCACTACATCAACATGCTCGTCCTGCAGCTGTGCGCTCGCCTGTACGCCGACCGAGGCGACAGCACGGGAGCGATCGAGGGCAAGGCCCAGCAGATGCTGACGGCCATGCTCAAGGAGCGGGTAATCGCATGACCCCGCGTGGCATGTTCCGCCACGAAATGGCGGTGCAGAACTACAGCATGTCGGTGGACTCCTACGGGCAGGGGACCAAGACATGGTCGACGCTCGCCACGGTGCTTGGCTACATCGAGAACGCCGATGGCCGCAGCATCGAATCGGTCGACGTGACCAGGGGGCAGAGCGCCTACCGCATCGTGATCCCATGGCTTGACTCAGTGACTATCAAGAGCCGGATCCTGTTGCGCGAGACCGGAAAGGCTGACCGGACGCTTGAACTGACGGGCGTGGTCGATCCCGACCTGCGGCGCATGGAACTGCACATTGAGGCGCTCGAGGTGACGGCATGAGCTTTCGCCGCGGCGCCACGTTCAACACCCCCCAGCACCTGCGGAACTACGAGCAGTTCATGCGGCGGCAGGTCAACGCTGCGGAAACGCTTGGCATTTACCGCGCCGGTGCCAGCGCTCGAGCGCAGGAACAGTTCCTGCGAGCCGAACAAGTGTTCTACGAGCTGCCCGACCGGGTCAGCCGCAACCTGTACAAGCAGCTGCTGCGGCGCAGCCTCAAGCGGTTGGCAACGGCCTACAAGGCCAATTGGCGGTCGCACTCTGCCACGCACCGCAGCTACGGCACCCAGGAGAGCCTGCGCAAGGCTGCTAGCACGGTCATCCAGTCCATGGGCGACACGCGAGGGCTCAAGACCACTTCCCGCACCGGCATGCGGTACAAGCGTCGCCCTCGCAGCTACGTCGCGCCGATTGTCGACGCCAAGCCGGGTTGGGGGATCAAAAAGGCAACGGCTGCAGAGTTTCCGCCGCAGGTGCTGAAGGATGACCTAGCACTAGTGATCGAACAGCAGTTCGATGACCTAGTGCGCAAGGCACGGCTAAAGGCGAAAAAGGCATGAGCATCGAAACGGCCATTTACGCCAGGCTGCAAGAAAACTTGACCGTCACAGGTCTAGTTAGCACCCGCGTCAGCCCTGAGTGGCGGCGGGAGGGCACAACGCTTCCGGCGCTTGTCTACAGCGTGGATAGTCGATCGCCAGTGCGGACGCTGACGGACACCACAGCGCTCGCCGAGTTTTCAGTCACCATCGACTGCATAGCGGCATCCATGTCGGGAGCGCGTGCGCTGGCTGCTGCTGTGTCTGCACAACTCAACAACAATGCCACTGCCTACAGCCTCAGCGACGGCACTTTGATCAGGTGGTCCGCTAGCGACGGCGAGGACGTGGAACGCATGGACGATCAAGAGGGGACGGATGACGGCCCGCGTGTGGTCCGTCAGACGTACCGCATTTGGGCCACAGGAGGCTAAATCATGGCAGTAATCAGCAACGGCACAACGATTACCTTCGGCAGTGGTGGTACGCCCGTCGACGCCACCGACATCAGCATTACGGCATCCAGCACGGCGGTTGATACGACCACCCTTGGCGCGGTTCTGACCACGGCGATTCAAGGTCGGCCAACCGTCACCGGGTCCGCAACGATCCACATGGACAACGCGACCGCTCTGACCTTGGCGCAGAAGTTTGCCGGTGCTACGCCCAGCACGGCGGCCATCACCATCGCCATCGCCGCGTCCGGCGCTGCCACAGGTGGCGTCGATTTCAGCGGTTCGGCCATCGTCACGGGCTACAACCCGTCGTGGTCGAACGATGCGGTGCAGACAGCATCGGTTTCGTGGCAGTACACCGGCGAAATCACCGTGGCACGGGCCTGACATGTGGCGGCAGTTCACTGATCCGGCGGTAGCGTCGTTTCCTGGGCGGCTTGAGGTCCGGCCGCTGACCGTCGCCGAGTGGCGGAAGGTCGAGCAGCTGGACGAGGCCGACAAGCAGGCTTTCGTGCTCGAGTCGTGCACTCGAGTCGACGGCGTGCACGGATCGACGGCGCTGGACCTGCACCTTGCCACGGCCCTGATTCGGGGGGTCATGGCAAACCCTTGGAGTGGACCGCAGCAGATCGGATAGAGCACCTGCTAGCGGTCCTGACGTATGGGCTGACCCGGCAGCCCGAATCGGTAGTGCAACCGTGGCGCAAACCGCGCCAGGCTGACTGGATGGCGACTCTCGAAAGGATTGCGGTATGGCAAAACTCGGACTCTCAATCGGGGTCGACGCCGACGTAACTGGATTGCGCAAAATGGGCCAGCAGGTGACCGGCGAGCTCGAGAAGCTGCGCGGCGTCACCAATCGCATCGGGTCGAGCATCAGCGCAGCCATGGCGCTGCCAATGGTTGGCTTCCTGAGCAACGTGATGCAGGCGCACGCCGAGGCGCGGAAGATTCAAGCCGACCTAATGGCCCCATTTAGCGGCAGGATGATGATGGCTGAGAAGCAGGCCGAACTCATGAAAATGCAGGTCGGCCAGCGCATGGTTGCCGCGGGAATGGACGAAACGGCGGCGCGCAGCATCAAAATGCAGGCCGAGCAGGAAGTCATGACTGGCCTGCTCGCGCAGCAGAAGGGATCAACTGCAGGTAGGTCTATTGAGACCATGCTTGAAAGCCCGGCTGGGTTCATCGGGAATCTGATCAAGTCTGGTGAAGGTTTCTTTCAGGCCATGGGAGCAGTTGGAAGCGAAATGCTCGGTGGCAACCTGACGGCTGGTCTAACTGGCGAGTTTCAAGACAAGGCCAACAAAGCCGCGTTTGAACTTGGCACGACCCGCTCGCAGGCCGGACTAGCGATGGCAACGGGTCAAACCGAGCAGTTTGAGGGTCTACGCATGCAGCTCGAGCGGCAGACCTACATCCTCGCTGAGATCGAACGCAACTCAAAGGGGGCACGGTAATGGCGTGGCAAGTCAAGTTCCTGTCACATAGCACCAACCTGAACGTCACGCAGGAGCCGGCTAGCAGTCAGGAAGTCCGAACCTATCTGGCCTACGAGGACGATCCGGCGTACAGCGGTGCTACCGACACTACCTGGACGATCTATGCCCTAGCCAAGGGCACCAGTGCGCCCTGGTCGACCATTCCCAAGGTCGGACAGCGCCTGTACGTCGGATCGGCTGATCTAAACGCTCGGCAGCTGCTGGTCGACTCTATTGAGGTCGAGGCAGTCGCCGACCGGGCCAACACTTGGCGCATTGTCGTGCGAGCCAGCGCACCGATTGTTGGGAACAACGCCTATGCCACCGTGCGACTCCAGTACCAAACCCGGAACCGCTTGGCGGACGTCTACATCGTGCCTGCGTCGTACCCGACTGACGGTGATGCCGCCAACCCACCGACCAGCCTCATCAGCGGCACTGTGGTTAACGTCATGGGCGAACCAGTGCGAAGCCCGGTTGTGGGGGCGTCCATTACTGTTGAGACCACCTATAACCCGACCGCAGACGTCAGCGGGGCGCACTGGATGACCACATTCCCGGCGACCAACGACATCATCAACAACGCGAACAAGCGCAACTCCGCAACGTGGCTCAACTGGCCAGCGGGATCGGTTGTGTTCCTCGGTTACGAGGAGCGCGAACTCAGCCAGCAGTGCATACAAGCATCGTGGAACTTCCTGTACGACGGCGCCTACCACCTCGAGCAAGTGCCGTTTCGGCGTCCAACCGATGGATCACTGTGGCTTGACACCCTTTTCAACTGGGGCGGCGGCGGCAACCAGGCACGCGGGACATCGAAAGCGGCATGGCGTCAGCCATACTCGGCAACCAAGATCAACTACAACACGGCTGGCGTGATCTTCCCTCAAGAGGTCATCAACGCCCTTGGCACTAACTACCCGGCATGGTGACATGAGCCAGTTCAGCCCAACCTACACCTTCGGCACGTCTGGAATGCCCGCGCCGGTGCTGAACCGGATGACGCAGGCCAGTGCATTTGTCTACGAGAATGAGCCGCAGCTGCGCGACCTGCTCGGCAGAAACTTCACTGGGACTGGCGCAATGCTGATGCAGGTGGTGTCATCGGCGGTGCTAGGATCGAACAAATGGACGTACACGCTCAGACTGTGTCAGCCTGACGCAGGGGGAACGGCCGTAGCCGCTGTGACTCAGACCGAACTGACGGCCCTGACGGCTTACAACCTGGCCGAGTTCGGCAACACCGCATCGGTGGCAGGGGGCGGCGTCAACGCGACCAGGGCAAACGCCGCGGGATTCGATTTGCTTGCCGTGCCCGACAATGCCGTTGTGTGGGCGTTTGTAGTGACCAAGGCAGACGGCCTGAACGTGGCGCTGTTTGAGCGCATGAATCAGTACGACGGCGAGTGCCCAAGCGCCCTAATCAACGAAATCGACGGGGGAACCTACTGATGCCCGACCAAATCACATTCAAGCGCTCAAGCACGTCCGGCGCTGAGCCGACCACCGCGCAACTTGTAGCGGGCGAACCGGCCGTAAACACGGCGGATGGTGCACTGTTCTTCGAGCTCGACGGTGGGACTATCGCCCGTATCGACGGCCGGAAAGCCAAGGTCGACGTGTTCACCTCGAGCGGAACGTGGACCAAGCCGACAGGGGCGGCATACGTCGATATGTGGGTCATTAGCGGTGGTGGCGGCGGGGGTTCGGGTCGATGCGGCGCAGCAGGCACGAATCGTTCCGGCGGTGGCGGCGGGGGTGGATGCGCCATCGTAATCTCGAACTTCCCAGCATCGGCGCTGGCCGCAACTCTGTCTGTGACGGTTGGCGCTGCTGGGGTCGGAGGAGCGGCGCAAACGACTAACGACACCAACGGCAACAACGGTACGGCTGGGGGCGAATCGAAAGTCGGAACGGCCACGGGCGGCGGCGAGATCGCTGTGACAGGCGTTGGCAACCTGGGGAGTGGCGGCGGAACGACTACAGGCGCAGCAGGAGCATCTACCATCGCTGGACTGTATGACGGAGGCGGTGGCGGTGCTGGATCATCAGGCAACGGTTCTAATAGCACAGTATTCGCCAAGGGCGCAGGAGGCGGCGGTGGCGGCGGTGGGATCAACACAGGAAACAACGCTGGCAACGGCGGCAATGGCATGCGAACCGCGCATTTTTATGAAACTGGTAGCGGTGGCGCGGCAAATGCAGCGGGCTCAAACGGCCCATCCAACGGCATGATCGGAGTCGGCGGCGGTGGCGGCGGCGGATCATCCACGGCTGGACGCAACGGCGGTGACGGCGGCAACTACGGCGCAGGCGGTGGCGGCGGCGGTGCTGGACTCAACGGAGTCGGCAGCGGCAAGGGCGGCAACGGCGCTCCCGGAATCGTTGTGATCACCACCTACTTTTAGGAGACCTCATGCGATACGCGATCGTGATCGGTGGGATTGTTGACAACGTCGTAATCTGGGATGGTTCGTCTGCATGGTCACCGCCGGACGCATCCCAGGCCGTGCAACTCGCCGATGATCAGGCGTGCGGCATCGGATGGACCTACGACGGCACCACGTTCGCGGAGCCTGAGGAGCCATGAGGGCGGCGCTGCTCGCTGCAGCTGTACTGACCGGCTGCGCGGGCCCGTCAGAGCGCATCGCCGCCAACACAACCGAGGTGCGCAGGCTGGCGCACTCGAGCGGGCAGCGGTTTGAGCGCATCGCCGTCGAGGCCGACGCGCCGGATCCAAGCCTTCCAGTGATCAGGACCGAGGCCGTAGCCGGCCAGGGCGAGCAAGCGCGTATCCTCGACGCTGTGGACGTGATCTACATGGCGCTGACAGGCGTGGAGGACCAAGTGCCCTGGTGGGTGGCCCCCCTCGTTTGGGTTTGCATCGCCCTGGCTGTGCTCGGCGTCGTGTTCCTTATTTGGCATACTGGCGTCGGCAAGTTCATCAAGGGATGGCTTGGCATCGTCACACCGACCGAGCGCAAAGCGGCCGAACTGACGGCCAGTCTGATCGACCTAACGCCCGACCAAGCCTTGGCGGCCGTCGCCGAGCTGCGCCGGGCGGATCCAACCTTCGACGCGGCATTCCGGCGGGCCGCGCCGATTCGCACTCCCAGCCGGACAAGAAAGAAGAAACGGTAATGGCATCATTCCTCGGTAGCGTTTGGTTTGCTCTCCTGCTCGGCGTCATCGGTGTCGGCGTCGGCGTGTGGCTCTGCAAGAAGCAGAAGATTTGACCCTAGCGCGTCAATGCTGCTGCAACCCGCAGGAGCCGCTGTACTGCTGCGGTGAGTGGCCCACCTACTGCGCAACGCCAGTAGGCTCGGGCTATTGGTTCTATTCGATTCATCGGTCGCTGATCTACCACCAAGCGCTAATCCAGTTTGTCGGCGACAGCTTTACGCTCACTGCAACCTACGCTGGCGCCACCACAGCGATCGACCCTGAAACGCTCGACCGGGAATGCAGTTTCCCCGAGCCGATTGACCAGTTCCCGTACCCTGTGCCAATGCCTGGCACACTTGGTGTGCCAGTGCGGCCGTTCAACTACCCGGTTCCGGTGTTTCGGGGGACCGATGCCCAGGCTGGCGAGTTTGAAATCGTCTGGCCGATCCTGCAGAAGTGCTGCCTCGGGGGCGACTACGACCAACTGGTGGTCGGCTTCGAGATTCGCAACTCGTACATCATCGGCAAGCTCGTCGGCGCCCTGGGCACAAGTCCCAACAATTTGACCGGGTTGTACAACGGCACTGGCCGGCACTGGTACAGCCTGCCGAATGGGGCATGGCGTTTCTTCGGCGACCCTGGCACATGGCGGCGCGACGGACTCTCGAGCGGCTTGAACTCGTTCAGCCCGTTTCGACTGGGGCACGACTTCGGGCCGACAGTCATCGAGCACACTGGTGCTGTGCCGTTTGACTTCACCCACACCGATTGGTGCAAGGAGAACGGGTACGACAACCCGTGCCGATGCAACTTTAGTTTTCCCGAGGAACCACAGTGCTGCGAGTACTACACGGCCAACCTGTCATTTGAGGTCAAACTAGACGGGTGCGCCACGCACACTGTGTCGACCAGCTGCGTCATGCGTCGGGCGCCTAGCCCATGCCCGCAGGGATCGCCGATTGATGACGTAGTCATCAAAAACAGCCTCACCCGCCACCCGTCGACCGTTCCGAACGGCACCTACAGTGTTGACAAGATCTACACCAACGGCTGCTGCGTCAACTACCTGACCCCTAATCCACCGTCGACCGGGTTTGACGTTCCGTCGGTAACTGCCGGAGTCATCGGCTGTGATGTCGATGCTGCGAGTATTGCGTGCATTGGGATGTCGTGTGACCCATTTCCGCTCACGAAGTTTGACGCTGTCTTCTGCGTCACCACCGGCTACACGCTTGACGCTGACGTTCCATACACGGACCCGTGCTACGCCCGCTACGTCAGTTCGACCACGTTCCTGATTGGCGTCTACATGCGCAACCAGGGGGACGGCTGTTGCATCGACGGCTACCAAGTCCGCAGGGCGTACTACATGGACTACAACAACGGCAACTGCGTTTGGAAGCCGCTAGACAACTGCGTCATCACCTTCGACTGTGAGTCATAAGCCATACATCCTCCGAGTGGGCGGCAAGGTGCAGACCTGGGGCGTGGAGCTGCGGGAAGGCCGACCTGTCATCACCGAGATGCTGTCTGAGGTCGACGGCATCAACGGCCTGGGCGACGTGGTAGCGGCTGCGACCAAGGCCATCGGCATCAAGCCCTGCGGCGGTTGCCAGCAGCGGCGCGAGGCACTGAACAAAATGATGCCATTTGGAGATAATCCGAGCGCAGACCTATAGACGGGTGCAAAGAGTGTCGATATGACACCGTCTGCAACTTCTCCGCCGTGTGGTTTGGAGTCACTGACATGGAACGTCCTGAACCGTCCGAACTGGCCGACGATGGCCTGCCGCTGTCCGACATCGACCCGCACACTGGCTGGATGTACGGGGAGGTGGGGGCGTGAACACAAGCACCACCATCGGGGCCATTGCCAAGGCGCTCGCAGCTGCGCAG